CTGCGAAAGTGGCTTGCCAATTGATGCTAATAACAAAGCAGCCTGCACAAATTGCACAGATTGCTTTTGGTCACTTCATAGAATATTTTTGTTTTTTTCTCTGTCCACTTGACAGGGGGCGGGTCATTATCCGCTGCCGCCATGAAAAGCCCCACACAAGCGAACGTGACGCGGGTGTGCGCGATCAGTCGTATTCGTTCAGATAGGCATCCACTCGTTCGCCGTAGCCCAGGTCGGTAAGCTCCTGCGGTTCAAAAACCTCCAGAAGCGTTTCCATCACGTCACGCTCTGTCCATGCTCCGCTTTCGGGCAGATTGGCGATGACTGCCGTCAGCATTTCAAGCTGTGTGTATGTATCCATGTTTTTCCTCCTGTTCGGCATGCGCCCTTCCGTATTTCAGGAAGGGCAGCGCCGTTTTTTTACTTGCTCTTGCGTCCTACCTCGTAGGCGTCCTTGAGGGCGGCTTCCAGTCCCCAGACCGGAACCTCGATGAAGTCCTCGCTGTCGCAGTGGCGGGCTTCAAGGTCTCCGCGCTCCTGCACTGTGACCATGTGCTTGGCTGCGATTTCGAAGAGCTTCTTGTCGATGCCCGTCAGCGGATGCTCGGCTCTGAAGATCTCCTGCTCGGTCTTGGCGAGGGCTGCGTTGGTGTTCGCAAGCGCCTGCGCCCGGCTGATTCCGAAAAGCTCAAGGCAGTCTGCTTCGGTCATTCCCTCAAGGGCTGCCTTGCCGTTCTGCAGCATCTTCAGCTTGTCAACTGCGGCTTTCATTTCCTTCTTTGTCATGGTGGTGTACCTCCGTTTTTGTTTTCGGCGGGCTGTCTGCCCTTCCGTTGTGTCACATATTACCATGATCTTTCCCGGAAAGCAAGCGGCTAAATGTACAAAACAAAATCGGCGTATTTTCGCAGGAATTGTTCACATGACACTATGTACGGGAACAGCCCCGAAGGGCTGAAAATCAGCCCTCGGTCGGCGGGATCCATGACCCCTTTTTCTCATCGAAAAGGTAGTAGTAAGGGATGCCCCAGTAATCGCTCATCAGGGAAACAATGCTCTTGTGGGTGACTGCCGGGCTCATCGGCTCTTTGCGGTCTCGATGGTAGGCTACCGTCACGCCCCCGGCAGGTTTCTCAAAGCTGTGCGGCTCATCGGCATCGGGTGCGATGCGTTCGCCGAGGCTGCTGATGTCTCCGAGCGCAAGCAGCGCCAGTACCTTTTCGGCGGTGTCGTAGTGCCCGGTGAGGATCGGCATCTGATGCTCGGGGTAGCCGTCCCAGTGGCAGTAGATCGTTTCCGTTGTCCCGTCCTCGTGCAGGATCCCGATTCTTGAATTCGTGCTCATGTATTTTTCCTCCGTTTTCGTTATTCGGTCGGCGCTCTGCCTTCCGTTGTGTCACATATTACCGCCTTTTGCATGAAAAGTCCACGCCTATGTGCAAAATATATCGTAGAAGAATTGCCAATTTCAGGCTTGTGAATTGTCAGATGTACACATCGGAGAAAAGCAGGAGGCAGAGTCGAAGCCCTGCCCCTTTCAATGTCAAAGTGTGATGCGGATACCGTCAAAATGCTCACGCTCATTCTGGCGGTGTGTATCCCATGTCGTAAATCTGCTGATGGTGACCGGCTCAAATCCGGAACAGCCGAGCCGTGCAAACTCATTCAGAATACTGAAAAGATGCTCGTTGGCTTCCGTGATGACCACCGAGGTGATACCCGCCTTGCGGAGCGTGTTCACGATGAACTCGATGTGGCAGAAAAACGGCAGCTTGCTGAGCCGGAACACTGTGCAGCCGTAGTCGAGGCTCTCGCTGTAGTGATGAAAGAGGTAGGTCTCCGCACTGTTCTTCTCTTTGAACCGCAGCTCCTCAAAATATGCATTTTCTCTCATGTTCGTTTCCTCCAAGTTCGGTATTCCGCAGGCGTTCTGCCTTTCGGTAGTACACACTATAACTCTTTTCGGCAGATATATCAAGCGGCTAAATGTACAGATCATTTCGGGTGTATCTGCGCGGTTTCTTGTACATAATGCTTCGCAGGAGAACAGCCCCCGAAGGGGCTGTATCCGATCGCGGTTTATCCGAAAAGGTCTGCGCCGAACATCTCTGCGTTCATTCTGCGCTGTGCCATCAGGAAAGCTCCGCCGTAGCTCTTGCAGTGCTTTTCGTAGCCGTCCGCATCCATTTCCCTGAGAAGGTCATCCGAAAATTCGTAAAGCGGGTAGCGGCAGAATCCGCTGTATCCGTAGACCGGCTCTCCGAAGCGTTCGTACTGCTTTGCGCCGATGCTCTGCAGGAAGTCCTCCGCGGTCGGATTGTTGTTGGTGTCGATGAAGGCGCAGTTGCGCGGAATCAACGTGCCGTTCCCAATGCTGCTGCCGATGTTGACCGAAAGCACCACATCGAACTCGTCATCCTCTGCGGTCGCGGTGATCGCCATGACCATCGGATTGGAAGCGTAGTCTGCGATGCGGAAGCGCACCCTGAAGCCGTTCATGTTGTAGTCTGCCATTTTCGTATCCTCCAAAAGAATGTAATTCCGAGGTTTTCCCTTCGGTAGCGACATTATAACTCTGTTTCCGCATAATAGCAACCCGATAAATGTACAGATCATATCGGGCTTATCTTCGCGGTTTATTGTACATATAGTCATTTCGGAAGGCAGCCCCCGGAGGGGCTGCGCCGGTTCCGTCAGGCCTTCAGTTCAGCTTCGGTCATCAGCCTGAAGTTTTTGTCCTGCCAGAAAGAAATGTAAACATCGTAGCGTACATCCCATTCGCTTTCGTAGTATTCGTCTGCTTCCTCATCGTACTCCTCGCTGGTCTCGGTCTCCGTGTAGCTGTAAACTTCTCTCTGTTCAAAGCCCTCGCCCCAGCCGTCGCTGTACTGTCCGCTGAGGTATTCTTTCAGCTGTGCGGTGTCATCATCCGTCCAGTCATCGTCCACCTCGCAGGTTGCCAATCCGTAAAGGCGTCCGCCGTACCAGTCGGCGCTCATTGTGACCTTGTGCAGCTTCTTGTAGTAGGTTGCACCGTGGTAGTCGTCGGCGTAATCGGCAAGGTCGGTATCATCGTTCTCGAGTGCCGCGAGAAGCTCTGCCGCATACTCCTCGGCGGGTGCGGTGAAGCAGTTGCTTTCGCTTGCGATCTGGGCGATCAGCGGATTGTAGATCTTCAGGGTTTTCATGGTGGTTTCCTCCGTGTTCTGTATTTCGGCGGGCGTTCCGCCCTTCCGTTGTGTCACGTATTACCGCCTTTTGCCTGAAAAGTCCACGCCTATGTGCAAAATAAATCGTAGAAGAATTGCCGTTTTCAGCGGTATGAACAGGTACATATACACAAGCCGCCGGAACGCGCACAAACGCGCCGTGTCGCGCCCGGAATCCGCCCAACAAACAAGCGGCGCAGAGCCGTAAAGCCCCACACCGCCCGCTGTGCGCCCCTTATTCGGGAATGTACTTGTCGTGGATGATTCCGAGGATCTTGTCCTGCTCCTCGATGCTGATGCCCATCGTTTCGAGGGCTTCCCGTGTTCCGCAGTCGGGGCAGATGAGCGTGTTGTTGTCGCTGCGGGAAAGGGCCGGGCGCTCGGTGTAGGTGCGTCCGCATTTCGGACATGTGCGTGCTTCGGTTACTCGTTCTTTCATTTGGATTCCTCCTATGTAGTTGTGGTGTGCCGCCCGAAGGCGGCGGTTGGTCATTCATCGATTCGCTCTGCGTGGCTGAGGATCTCTTCGGCGCTGCCGGATTCTGCGTATCCGCAGTCCCAGATCGCGAGGAGCATCTCCTCTTCGGTTTCGGGAACCTTGATGCTGTAGGTAATCTTCCTTGCTCCGATGTCGTTCAGCATCTTGGTGGTGGTTTCGAGGAAGTCGGCGGGGATCTCTTTGGTCGTGCCGTCCTTTGCAATCAGGCGTACTCCGTGGCGGCGCAGGCTTTCAATATGTTCTTTGCTTGTCATGTTCAGGACTCCTTTGCGATGTTTTCCTTTCGGTAGTGACATATTAACTCTTTACTCGAAAAATAGCAACCCGGTAAATGTACAGATCATTCAGGGCGATTCTGCGCGGTTTGTTGTTCATTTTATGCTTTGCACACATTTGCGCCGTGTCGCGTTGTGTGGCGCGGTTGACTGAGGTGGGATACCGAATCGGAGGAAACCCCTTCCGCCCCACACGGGGCGACGTGGGCGCTGTGTGCGCCCGTGCCGTTCCGCTTGTTTCTGCGCCCCGAAGGGCAGGCCTTAAGGTCTGCCGAATCGGAAGGCTGCGTTTCCCGTCAGGTTTTCGGTAAGGGCCTCTCTTGCTGTTGCAAACTCGTCGCCAATGAAGCCCATTCTCATCAGCCAGGTTCTCATTGCGAAAACCTTGTTTTCTTTCTGCTGTTCCTTCGGGCTTGCGCTGCGCAGGTCTTTTGCCATCTGGCTCATTGCGAGGCAAAGCTGAATGTAGCTCTTGAGCTTGCCTGCGTGAAGTCCGTTCTGCTTGCCGTTTGCGGGCGGTGCGAACTGGAAAAGTCTGAACTCGACCGTGCCCTTTGTGAAGGTGGCGTGCAGGTTGAGCATGTGGTAGCGGCTGTCGTTGTAGTGGTGGGTTCTGCCGTAGGTGCATCCCTGTGCGCCGTACCAGATGTCCGCAAGCTGTGCCATCGTGCGGGGCTTTTTGCGGTTGAGCTGGTCGAGAAATCTCGGGTCGACCGTTCTGCAGTAGCGGTTCATTCTGCTGCGGTCTACCTTGATTGCTTCGGCGATCAGCGTTTCGTGGCTCGCCATGATGTTTGCGAGGTTTCGCAGGCTCTGCGGTGTGTGTCCCGCTGCGCCGATGTGAATGTGAACTCCGCAGCCTCTGGTGTAGTCGCTCTTTGCGCCTGCCTTGCGAAGGCGTCTGATCAGCTCCTGCAGGGTTTCGATGTCTGCGTAGTGCAGGATCGGTGTGACCAGTTCGCACTTTTCGCTGTCCGGTCCGCTGATGCTGCAGTCGCGCTGGAATTTCCACTCGCGTCCCTGTGCGTCCCAGGCGCTGTAGGTTTCGTAGCCGTTGCGGCTGCCTGTGTACTCGGTGCGGTTGGTGCCGAAGAACTCGGCGGCGAGCTTTGCGGCAGCCTTGCGGGTGATGTTGTTCATCTCAACCTCAACCCCGATGGTCTGCTCCTTCATTCTGTTGATCTGCTGTGCGGTCTTCTCAGTCATTTTTGTATCCTCCGTTTCGGTTTTCGGAAGGCTGTCTGCCTTTCGTTGTGTCACATATTACCGTCTTTCGGAGGATATATCAAGCGGCTAAATGTACAGATCATTTCGGTGTATTTTTGCCGTATCTCTGGTACTTTTACATACTTGATATCCTTGCATTTTTATGGTAAACTTGGATACAATGGAATAGAATCTCTCATTTTCGGAGGCCCCCAGTGAGGTATAAAATCAGCGGTCAGGACAGCGGGGAGCGATCCCCGCCATGCCGCTGCTTTTCTTATCGGTACAGATGCCTCGTACTGCGTTCATAGGCTTCGTAGAGGAATTCCGGATCGAATCCGAATGACCGGTAGCCCTGTACACAAGTCCAGAAATATCTTGGTGTCGGTTCTCCGAGCCGGCGCTTTTCATTCATGATGTACAGAAAGCCGTTGGTCTGGAGTGTCCTGCCGCTTTTCGCTCTGCGCACCGGAAGGCTGATCTCTTTCTTATAGTAGCAAACAGGGCAGCCCTCGTAGCGGTCAAGCATTCGCTCATGCTCCGCCGTGACCTCCCAGACTGCGACAGGAACAACACCGTCGGCTTTTGGCTCGATGGTCAGGTAAAATCCTGTCTTGCTGCCCTTGAACAGCAGCCCGTAGCCTTCGATCAGTGCTGTTCCGATAGGCTTTGCACCGGGGCATCGCAGCTCCATCTGCTTGCGGTTCAAATTGCTTCCGTATGCGAGGTAGTATCTCTTCTTGCTCATGTGATCTCCTCCGTTCAGGTGTTTGGCGGGCATCCGCCTGCCGTTGTGTGACATATTACCATACCCTGCGGAGGTTATCAAGCGGCTAAATGTAGAGATCATATCGGGTGATTCTGCGCCGTTGTTTGTTCATTATATGACTCGCCGTAAAACGCGCCGTGTGGGGCGGAAACTGAAACGGGGTAACTTTGACCCGCCCCCTGTCAAGTGGACAGAGAAAAAAACAAAAATATTCTATGAAGTGACCAAAAGCAATCTGTGCAATTTGTGCAGGCTGCTTTGTTATTAGCATCAATTGGCAAGCCACTTTCGCAG